GCTTGGATAGTACCACCCGCACCCTTAGTTAGGTCTGCTAGTTTGGCAGTGGCTTCCTATGGTGTCAAGTCCTTGAACTTAGCCTGGAGGTCGTGGATAACATCCACCATAGGACGGATGTTGCCCTGTGCGTCGTAGACCTCGATCCCGAAGTCGTGCATATGCTTTGCAAACTTCGGGTTGCTCAACAGGTCCAAGGCTCTTGCGGCAGAAGTAGCAGCCTGGGCAGCACTCAAGCCATTACGAGTCATAAAGGCTATCATGCCACCTAGAGCCTGGTAGCTCTGTCCAGCTCGAACTGCCGACGGGATAGCACGACCGATAGTTGAGGCGAGCTCTTGGTAGTTGATGACACCAACACGTACAGTAGCAAACTGTGCATCCAAGACCTTGTTCGCATCGCTAATAGGAACCTTGAATGCGTTCATGATCGAGATGGTAGCTCGACCGGCAGTTTGAACGTCAGTCTGTCCAGCTACAGCGGCTGTTGCAAACTCTGTTAGGAGTATCCGAGCGCCGTCAATACCGACATCCATCGACGAGAAGATGTCGTACAGAGCTGCCTGCATCTGTTCGAACGGAGCAGGAATCGAGGCAGCAACGTCGCGGCCGATGTCTTTGATCTGCTCTAGCGAGACACCTGTCTGCTGAACCTGCGTCAGAGTGAGCGCAGCTGTCTGATTGTAGTCAGCCGCAGCTTGGGTTGCGTTCTTAAAGAACGACAGACCCGTTAGCCCTACCGCTGTCAGTCCAATACCGACACCGGCAATCGCAGATCCAGCTTTGATTCCAGACGCTGCGGACGCGGCAGCTTCGCCTTCAAGATTAGTGAACGCACGTCCAACGTCAGCAATGACGCGTGTAGCTTGATCACGTGCACGTATGATAAGGAGTACTTCTCGCGTCCCTAGGGGCAACTAATGACCCCCTTTGGGAAGGGAAGCGTACGCACGCTTCCACTCCTCATCTGACTTGATCTTCTGGGCTATTAGCACCAGATACATCCCTTCCACCAACAGGAAGTCCTGATCGAACAGGCCTCCCTCTCGAGGCAATGTACCTAAGCCACTACACAGATTCGTCACTTCGACCAGCATTGCGATCTCGTGTACGTCCGGATCAAGCCTGCTTCCGGCTAGGAAGAGCTCAATCCGTCTGAGGAGTTTCCCGGTTCGAACTCGTGCATCTCGTTGATGTACTGTCCGATCTCTTGACCAATACGCGGATCAAGAACCGCCAACGCCTGCGTCGAACGGAAGTCGAGCGGTTCACCGTTCTCGTTCTCCAGATTGTGACTCACGACACAGTTAGAGAACTCGAACTGAGTGACAGCAGAGTTCGCCATCAGCATCTCGCCCTTGAACCCTTCCTTCTGACGCCCTTGCGCTTCGATCTGAAGTCGCATCGCCATCTCTTGCCGATGAAGCCACTGCCCGTAAGGCATACGTCGAAGCTCGACGAAACCTTCCGGGCAGGTCTTGAGGTCGTAATGAACAGTATCTGTACTGATCGTAGCCCTGGGCATAGCTACTCCTTCGTTGTTAGGGAACTGTGATGGTCGCGTTCGTGACGCAAACGATCGTATATGGCGTGCTAGTACCAGAATCGAACACACCATTGTACGTAACGTCAGCACGAACAAGATCACCTTGACCAGTCGTTCCACCGATGTCGTACGTATCAACGATTGCCGCCTTCACCTCGAACGTGACAGAAGCCGATGCACTCTTGGTCGCCGACAGCTTGATCGCCTTTGACGTCAGCACCTTGAACGCGTCGTACTCGACTCGATCCACAAAGTCGCGCGACACTTTGAGCACGACCGTCCGCTCTCCGTACTTCGCGAACTGCATGAATCGATTATTCTTGATCCGGTACTGCGCTTCGCCCGAATCGTCGATCGTAAGCGTGAACGCGTCCGTATCGGTGACCGGCGTTGCTGTCGGGATCTCGAGGCTGTACTGACCACTCCCATAGGGAGGAGTGACCACGTAGGTCGGCGTGAGCGCCGTCTGGGTTGCTTCGTCCTGACCCAAGATGCTGAACTTGGCGATCAGCAATCCGTTGTCCATGGAGAACTCCATCGACGTGATGATGCAGCCAACGTAGCCAAACACTACGCCGGCACGCGACACGCTGATCGACATCGTCTTCGCCGGAATCGCAACAGCACTCGGCGTGAACGTATAGGTCTTGGGCGTTGTACCCGTTACGACCTGCGTTCCGCGAGCAGCACGAAGCAGCTGAGGCAGGATGTCCTCGGTGACCTCCACTTCGAAGTCGCCTTCGATATGGGAGTTACCTTGAACAGGACCTGCGATGTCAGCGATACCGCGCAGCGGTCTACGCCACACAGTATCCTGAACGTACTTGAACGATTCAGAACGCAACAGCATCCAGTGCGTGGGTGCAAGATACGTCCCGACGACCGTCTCGGCAGCTACGCCAACGATCTCCTGTGCACCAACACCAACGGGCATTAACCCTCACCTCCTGTGGCTTGTTCAGCGGGCGGTCCCTCCGGAGAAGGCTCCACAGGGGCTGACTCTACTGGTTCTTCGGGGACAGGTTCCTTCGACTCGATGACCAGATAGTCGTTATCTGGCCATACGTTGCCGGTCATAGCTGTGTATGTCGCTATCTGAACCTCGTCGACTTGGACTTCCTGCATGTTGGGAACAAGACCCAGACCGGGGATCTCAAACATCTCGCCCTCTGGGTAATGTTCGTCTTCAACTCGGACTGTGCCCATCGGGCCTCCTGTCTAGATCACCACCTGGCTAATCCCGAGCCACGTCAGCCTTGTTGCTCGCATCATGGTCCTGGGCGATCGAATCAGGACCCCTGCCTGCATTTGAGCGACGTATCCGTAGATCACATTTCCACCCATTGTCTTGTCTGTGTGCAGTAGCGCTTCGACTGCTTCTGAGAACTGGTTGCATTCCTTTACGTTCAGCTGGTCGTCCTGGAGCTGCCCATGGTAGATGTAGATGTACTGGTTGAACGAAACTGATCCCTTGTTGCCTGTGTGCGTCATCTCGCGCGGGCGCTCGTTCGGTTCGACACACAACGTTGGTGTGACTGGGATCAGTTGCTGATCGCCGTAGAAGATCGACGGAGTTGGGCTCGCTGTGTTGGGAGTATCGGGAACTCCAAGCAGAGTGGCATTCGCCTTCAAGAAGTCGACCTGATATTGTGTCAGGACGCTTGGCTTGTCGGTAAGCGGCACTATTCAAAGAACCCCGATGTGAGTGTTTGGACATCGACCCAGTGACCCATCACCATGTCGATCTTGTCCAGGTCTTCGTCTTGGAAGTCCAGGAAAGCGCGCTGAGGCATATAGGTCGTACCTGTCATGTGGTAGAACCCATACTCAGCGCCAGGCAGATCCTGGACGATTACAGAACCTTCGCCCTCGGCGGCATCGATCACCCAAGTGCTTTGAGCTGTCGCTACGTCCAAGAGGTTGCCCGTCTCAATCAGAATGCTGTTGCCTTGCTTCTGTGCAAGAGTGTACTCCGACAGCGGTTCCCAAGGAGGGCGACCACCCGCCAAGAAGTTCTCGTGGACAGACGGAATCATCACCTCGTCGGTAATGAGTTCCAGGAGTGATCTCACGTCCTCGAGATTCTGCGACCATTCGGCGAGCTGGAAGAGATCAACAGCGAGCGTCGGAACACGCTCGATGTTGAACCCAAGGAAGGGAACTGCATATGGCATTCCGCCAGGCGGTGGCTCGATTGGGATGAAGTCGCTCATCAGAACACCTGTCCCATTCGAAAGGCTCGAGGTGAAGCATTCGGATCCGTTGGATCGCCTCCAAGAGAGGGATCTGCAAGATCGGTAGACGCATCTGTTGGCCACAGCTGAGGAAGTGCCCACGGTTCAACAGTTCCTGCAGAACCAAGAATGTCCTGCTTTCCCGTTGCCAGGCCATCCATCAAGTTCGTTGCGTAGGTGACGATCCAGTTCCCGTATCCCGAATCGTCAGTGTTCTCGCTGTACTGTCTCTTGTAGTACATCCCGGCATACCACATCGACTCCACACTCTTGACAAGAGGCGGAGTCGTTGACGTGGATGTCCAAGGTGTCGGATCGTAGCGGCCTGCCAGTCTGGAGGCTACGTACTGAAACGCAGTAGCCTCCAGAACTGTGTCGACCGCAGAGATGGTGAGCTTGGTAGGCTCAAGCCACTGTTGTACGTCCTCTACAGCAATGTGCAGGGCCATTAGACCTCAGAAGGCGGCTCCGGGGCAGGTGCCGACTCTTCGGCAGGCGTCCCACCTGTGACGTCTTCGTTGGCCGCGTCGAGCTGATCCGGATCCGTGACGATCCCCATGTCGAGAGGGGAACCTCCGCCACGAGACTGAACCGTCTGGCCCACGGTTGCCAGCTTCGACCGAAGCTCTTCGACTTCGGCCTCGAGTTGCGCGAGACGCTCTGCATCGTCGTTGGTCGGTTCGTCGGTGATGGCACCGGATGCACGAAGAGAATCCATGGTCTCTTCGTCGAGGCCACTGACTTCCTCACCAGCTTCGATGTAGGTGACGTTGCCTTCGTCGTCGCCGTGCTTGATGTCGGTAACTGCAGTTGGCATGATTCCTCCTTACGCCACTGCGGCCTTGATGAGGTAGCCCGCGATCGCCTTGCTCGAACCATCGAGCGCAACGAGCTTGAGGTCGTACCTGCGGGAAATGCGGACGATGTCGCTCTTGCGAGGCTCCTCACGCCACCGCTCGGCCACCTGAGGACGGCTGCCGCCGTAGCCCCAGTTGAACTCGTAGGCGAAGGCAGGGATCCGAAGGCCAGCACGAGCGGGCACGTAGGCGAGAACGACGTCCTTGCCCCACAAGTACCCAAGCGCTGCGGCCTGGCCCGGGTTCGCCGAGTTGTACCCAACACCAGGAACGACGAGGTTCTCGATGCCAAGCACGGTGGCGATGAGCTCGGGAGTCAGGATGCCACGCTCCGAGTACTTGATCCGCTCGATGAAGTCTGGATGGTCTTCGAGTTGGGTCATCACCTGGTACGGGAACATCCCGAAGTTCGGCTCGAAGAACAACCCGGAGTGCACCTTCCGGAAGCCAGCGCGCACGTCAGCGATCGGAGTGGAGTTGACGTAGTCACTCCACTGCTGCGTACCCGCCAGAGTGACCGAGTAACCGGAAGCGAAGTTCGCTGCCGTCGTGACCTGAGCCTGCATCAGGATCTCCCTTTGCAGCCAGATCTTTGACGTGACGAGCTCCGTGCCGTCTCGGTCGGGAGCCAACGGCGAGTCGACGTTCTCACGCTCTTCGTCCGTGATCGGGATCTGGAGCGAATGCTCCTTGGCAAAGTACGTGTCCAGAGACACCTGGAGACCAGGAATCTCATTGGCCACGGTACCAGGAGCCCGGTAGTCGCCTCCAGGCTCTAGTGCCCATCCCTCACGGCCAAAGATGTAGTACTTGTCGCTCTGACGCCTGACGTCGACTCGAGGGTACAGCGATTCACCGACATAGCCGTTGTTCGGCCAGGCGACGCTGATCTGTGTGAGTACGACGTCGATGTGGGTATTTCCACCACCTCTTGGGTCGTAAACAGCCATCTAGGTCACCTCCTCCTTACGGCTTGATCGTGCCGACGAGTAGAAGCATGTCGACCTGATCACCTACAGCCGTTGCGGCGGTGAGCGTCAGTCCGATCGCTGCTTGTCCGGTTGTTGCTGCGACGACTCGACCTACGTTGTCGGTCGCCACGAGAGTGGCACGCGCGAGCGCGCCGGCGGTTCCGTTGATGGCTCGAGTGATGCCCATGATCCGCACGTCGCAGATACGACCCGATGTCGCATCTCCTGCCGAAACGTTCTCTTGGCACACCCCGACCGCAACAGCGGCTGCCGCGTCTGTTTGCTTGATGGCTGTGTCAGACGTCAGCGTGACCGCGCGGAACTGCGTGATCGCCGTCGTCGCCTGATAGCCCTTGTCCAATACGAAGTTTGGGCCCATCTACTTCACCCCGTTCGGATCGAGGAAGGCCTCGCGACGATAGCCTTCCCAGAGATCCGGGTGCATCCGGCCCACGCGGTCGACGGCATCGACGTACGCCAGGTTCGAGTCACCCTTCATCTCTGCTTCGACGAGATCGCTGAACTGCTTGGAGTTGCTGTCGCCACCCCGATGCTGGATGGGATTTCCCCCACCAGCACGCTCGTTGAGTTCGACGACACCGTCCTTGACGATGGTCCGAACCAAGCTGTACACCTTGTCACTCGTCGCCTTGGGCGTTGAGGTCAGGATCTCTGACAGCTGGGTCTCGGCCGTTGGAGCCAGTGCGAACCTGGCATCGCTCGACAGCGTCGCCATACGAGCCTTGGTCTCTGCCAGCCTGTTGGCTGTTTCGACGGTCTCGAGACGACGGACGAGTTCCGCCGCACTGACAGAGGTGCCATCGCTTAGGCGGATCTCGCTTGCAGCGATGGACGCGGGAGTTTCCTCCGGTTCCCCTTCGGGCTCGCCTTCCGGCTCACCCTCCGGTGGAGTCTCGGGAGGAGTTGACTCAGGCTCGCCTTCCGGAGTGGGCTCCTCGACCTGCGACAGAAGAGCCATCAGCTCCTCATCCGTCGTCGCGTCGGTGAAGGGCACCCCGAGCCGCCTGGCCAACTTCTCCAGGGTCGCACGGTTCATCTGGTTGCCTCCTTGTGGCACGTCGATGACTTCTGACAGATTGATGGGCAGGATGTCCTTCAGGTAAGGACGATTGGTGATAGCCCCACCGAACAGGACATCCTGGAACTTCTGCCCTGACTTGGGATGCACCCACTCATCGGCGAAGTCCGAGCTGAAGTACCGATACTGCTTGTCCTTCAACTTGGTCAACGCTTCCTGAGTCCACTCAACGCCGACCCAGAGTCCATCAGTCTGGTCGCCGTTTAAGCGAGCTTGTACTCCTCGAATCCAGCCGGCAGCACGACCGTCAAACGCTTTGTGGTCGTAGTCGACGTCGATGTCAGTATCACGAACCTTGGAATCAAAGTTCAACTGCATCCTCGTCACCTTCTCCGGTGTGATCTTGATCTCACCATGGATCGGGTGCTGATACGTTCCCAGCGGGAGTGCCTGTAGCCAAGTTGGTTCCGTGCCTTCGTCAAGCTGCACGTTGAGCATCTCAGCCCAGAACTGCATGCCGGCCTCCTTCCTCTTAGTATACGCTTGGTTGGTCGTTGACGGCAAGGAACTTAGGTATCATTTCTCTACTTTCCCTTGCCTGAAGTGTCTGTACCTGTGTTTGTGCCCCCAGGACTCTGTGCCTGGCCAGTCATGTTACCCGCTTGCGACTGGCGAGGAGTACGTGCAGCTCCTGCAGGTGACATACCGATGCCCTGGTTCTGATGCGAAGCGTCAGCGGCAGGACCTCCAGGCCCAGGACGAGCATCGGGAGGTCCGTCAGGGATCGCTGGCTGGTTGGGTACAATGACACGCGCACTCGACGGATCGGCACCTGGGAGATCCATCTCGTCACGGATCCAATCCTCGAGAGGCTGATCGGGACGAATGATGCCTGCGCCGACGAAGTTGCGAATGGCAAACGACATCGTACGCCAGTCGACAGTGTCACCGATTCGACGGACCTTCAGTTCCGGATACTCAGCATCCGGACCCCAGTTCCAGTTGACGATCTGTGGGATGCAGTACTTATTGAAGACATCTCGAACGATGTCGGCAACATACCGAATCGCCTTCAAGAATGTCTGCTGCATCTCTTCTTGGCCTGTACTAGTAACACGTCGAGTGGACAACATAAACTGCGCAAGCACACTTGCCGAGATCATGTCGTTGTGGTGATCTGCAGTAGCTAGAGGGTCAACGACATTACCCTCGAGCTTCAACATGGCCAGGGTCCAGTTCGGAGGGAGAACGACGTGGGCCTTTTCGTTCGTTCGAAGGTTGCGCCCAATCTCGTCAGCCTTGTTGACGTCCTGAGCATTGAAGTTCGCCGGCAGAGTAATAACAGGGATACCGATGCCATGGCGTTCTTTCTGGATGGCATCGATCTTGTACATGTTCTCCTTGATGAACCAGTGCTTGTACGCCGGCCTCAAGGCAGACGTGCCCGTCACATCACCTGCTTCCTTGTCGAAGGTGAAGAGCGCCATCTTCCACATCGGGATGAAGTACTCTTCAGTCAGCGGCAGCAGGTTCAGATACCAGGCACCTTTCGGTCCACCATGGTCATCGAACTCCCACCTCAGGATGTCGAGAGGCGACCGTGGCGCGAACTTCCTCCAGAAGATCAGGCCGTCGTCGGGATCCTTCTCGAACACCTTCTCGAACGTGTAGTAGCCGTAGTCGAGCATCAGCAGAATCTCCGCCAACAGCTCGGGTACACTCGTCGTCATCCGCTTGTTGAGGTTGTCCCAAATGAACTTGGCGATCTTCTGATCCTGAGGTGACTTGCTTGCGGGCTCCATATACCAGCGAGCCCCCAGGATTGGCGTCTTGATGATGCGTAGGACACCCTTAACCTGACCGTCACCCTTACGCATCTTGTCATAGGTGAGCAAGCCCATCTTGCCACGGAGCTCAGAGTTGTAGTCCTCGCGGACCATCCCAGTGTAGGCACTCTGCCCAGTCGACCCGATCTCCCGGTAGACAGTTCTCTTCTGCCCTTGGGGTGTCTGATCTAGATTCGGATCAGCTAACTGAGTGACGATTGCATTCTCCGTTACCGTCACCGGATGGTATCGAGTCTGCAACTCAGCCAGCTCGATCTGGACCAGATCCAACCGGTTCCCAAGTTCACTGAGTACCACAGGGCGCTCATCCACGTTACCACTCCTGATTCGTGTTGAAGAAAGGCATTCCACTAACACCTTGGCCCGACTCTACGCTGACAAGTTCCGGTTCGCCCGGCATCACTTCACTGAGGTGATGCTGTGCTCCCAGTTGGAAGATGTGGAGAAACCCGTAACGAAGCGCATCGAGGCCATGATCATCCTTGTTCTCAGCCACTTCCTGAGCATTTCGTCCTGCGGTGCCTTCTTTGGCACGGTAGTTGTTGAACTCGTGGATGAGTGTTGGACACTTTGGATCAACAATGAGCTTGGGAGCCACCTCAGGTGTACCGTACTCATCAGCCTCTCCGATCTGATACTCCTTCAACGCTAGCTTGATAAGGTCTACGCCTGTCCTCCAAGGAAGCTTCTTTGATTCCGGATCGGCAATGCAGGGTGCAAAGTGCGTTGCGGTGAACAGTGCAGCCTCTGGATCTGCCGCGTCGCCGAAGCAGCAATCGATATGGTAGCCCGGAGGCTCCGGTCGATTCTTGAGTTCGTTGAGGATCTCGTACAGTGGTGTGTAGGCTTTGTAGTACTCCCGCCAAACGTAGACGTTGTCAAATGGGTCAATCTGGAACTCTATCGCGGCGAGTGGGTTGGTGAAGCCCCAGTCGAACGCGATGTAGTTCGGCCAAGCAGGATTCCACGTGTGGTTCTTGACGTGAACCATGTCGTCCCACTCGCCATAGATCTTGCCTACGAACGAAGCGAAGTCCGCCCCAATCTCCTGCATGAACCATTCAGGAGTGGTGGTTCTTTCGATGAGGAGAATCTCTGCGTCGTTGCGGCCGCCAGGGTAAACCACTGGGTTCTCCCAACTGGGGAAACACCAGCTCTCATATTCCGGCATGTAGCGATCACGTCCAAGCA